ATCTATGATTTACGGAGCTTTTTTATTTGCACTGTCCTGCAAGATTTAGTCTTGAAAAGGCCAGTCGCAAACTTGCTTCACCGGAGCGGGATGTATATATTTCCCCCTCTGCTGCACAGGCGTCAGAGCTGCCAGATCGTTATTTGACAGTCTTCAGACTGCTTCACCGCGCTACCGCCCGAATGGCGAAACTGGTAGACGCATGGGACTTAAAATCCCCCGCTCGTAAGGGCGTGCCGGTTCGATTCCGGCTTCGGGCACCATGAATATCAAGGGCTTGCGTGAGATACCTCATGCAAGCCCTTATTTCTTTGCTCCGCAAAAACCAATCTCTGCTCCGCAATTCGTTATCGTTGGTCATTTCGTAGGCGTGACTTTCATGCCTTTGCGCATTCGAATGTACTGCTCTGTCATACCGACGGTGGTGTGCCCAAGTTGATCGCGGGCTGCCCGTATATTGCCTGTCGATTCCTCCTTATCTGTTGCCGCCTTTGCCCGCAAATCGCGCATCTGAAAGTCAGCTTTTGGAATGCCAGCGGCCTCCCGCGCATCATCAAATCGTTTTCTAAGCATGCTGGTTGTCATCGGCTGACCGTTTTCCATTACAACAAGTCGAGTTGATCGAATCTTGTAACCAGTTTTGCGGGCCATAATCCGGGCGATTACAACTTTCAATTCGCCGACTATCTCAATGCGCCGTTTCACGCTGGTTTTCCCTTGTCGAACCGAAAGCTGCCCATCACGAATGTCCCGCTCGTCCATCTTTAAAGTATCGGCAACCCTTTGTGCTGTGAGATAGAAAAGATCCAGGGCATCTTTCAGCGGTTGCTCTGCGTGCTGATAGACCTTTAATAGAAGGTCATCCTCGACATAAACATCCCGCCCTGTCTCTTTGTTTCCTTTTATCCCTGAGCAAGGGTTTGCCAGTGCGGTGTAACCGCTCTGACGCGCGAAATTCCAGATTGAGCTGAGCAGCGCCTTTTCACGATTTGCCCGGACAGGGGCAGTTTTTGAGCGGTACCGCAGATACTGCCTTACATGCTGAGGCTCAATTGCCTCAAGCGGGGCAGGTGGATCGTTGAAGAAAACGAGCAACTGCTTCAATTCTCGCGCATTGTCTTTCTGGGTCGCGGAAGCCTTCGTCGGTACGACTTCCTTCATATAGAGATTTGCCACATATTCGAAAGTGAGTACTGTTTTCGCCAACTCAACCGAGACCCGGGATTTCTCGAGTTTGGCGTATTCGAAGATGGCTAATCCGTAATCAGACCCGAGTGGAATCTCCCTACGGGGCTTTGATCCGGTGTCGTAGTAGTAATAAACAACTCCACTACGCTGTTTGCGCTGCCTTAAGCGAGCGATGCTGCCCGGGTTTGATGGCTTACGACCCATTTATAATGCTTTCCTTGGCTGCCAGGTGGCGGGCGCCACTGATTGGTTCTGTTTGCTGTCGATCAATGCGGCTGTAGTGACACACGGCCATCCATTTCGTTTGATCGTGTGGCGGATGCCGTTATTGCCCAATACAGCCAATTGACCGGCTTTCGTCCGTGCAGCGGTCAGCTCACAGACCTGATCGTGCGTTAAAAACTCAATGCTGCTCACAACTCGCCTCCTTGGCGAAACGTTCAACGACTGACTCCTTGCGGGTCCTATGCGCATGTTCGTGTTCTATTTGCCTTGCGTCAGGCACTTTTGAAAATCCAGCAGCGCACGGTGGTTGGTTTCTTTAACATTGTGTTGCAGGCCGCCTGTGAGGCACGGACGGCGCTGTAAATGGCTTTATTGATCTCCTGCAACTTGTGGCTGCGGCTATCGACCAGCAACGCGCGCAACGTCTTGAGGTCAGCCAGGTTCTGCCGATGCTCACCCGCTTTCTCTGCAAGCTCGTTCAGATTGATAGCGATGAGTTTCGGGTCGGCGCTGTGATTGACCTGCGGGCCTTCCCCAAGGCTTTCGAGGTATTCGTAGACCTCCCAAAACTCGGCGACCAGAGGATGGTCAGCGCTGATCGCGGATTGTCGCTCCAGGGCCATGGCAGTAAGTTGCTGGTGAGTCGTCACCACCTGATTCTCATCCATTGGGCAGATCAGGCGCAGACAATCGACCAGGGCCATCATCTGGCTGTGGTTTTTGATGATCCGCTCAACACGGATTTCCTTGAGCTTGCGTAGGCGCTGTTCGTGCACCACCACGCGCTCAGCGAATTTCGCCATGACTTGTGGCTCTGCGCGAACCGCCAGCACGAGAAAATGGCTTAGCTGTTCAACCGGGATCACGTTGAGGTTGTCAGCGGCCGCACGGCTCTCGGTGGTGACTTCCGGCCGGGCAAAGTGTGATTTGATAATTCGGGTCAGGATGGCCTCAGACGCACTGACATCGGCATTCTGGCTGATGGCAATGACTCCGCGAAACGGCGGTTCATACGTTTCGTTACCGCTGGTTTTCATGCCCTTGGTGCCGAGCGTGCCGCCACCGAAGAAATCTTTAAGCTCATCCCAGTCGAAGCTTTTGGCGTGTGCTTTATCCGGTTCATTGCGGTCGCCCTCGATCAGCACCACCGGCATGTTGGACACCTGGCCCATGGCTCGCTGCCGACCGGCGCGGGTCGATTTTGACGGGTCGAATCCTTCGTGTTCTCGGCCCAACAATTTCCACAGAAAGGTCAGCAGCGTGGTTTTGCCGGCGCCGGCTTCGCCCGTGACTTCCAGAAACGGAAAGGATTTGTACTTGGCCCGTATCTGCTCGGCGAACAGCGAGCCAAACCAGAACGCCAGGGCAACGATTCCTTTGGCGCCAAAACACAGCCAGAGCATCGGCAGCCAGTCGGTTCGGTACTGCTTGTGATCCCGCTGAATATGCATCTTGATCGACTTCTGCAGCGTCTTGAGCCGCAGCTTTCCAAACTCGAAGAAGTCCTCCTTGTTCACCTCGCAAACCAGCCCATTGCGCATGGCCACATCACCGAATACATAAGCGCCGTATTCCTTGCTGTAACCCACGTAATCAATCGTCTCGACGGTTTTCAGGCCGTACAACTGGTCCTTTAGGATCTTGTCGAGCTGCTTGCCGCTTCCGGTGAATACCGCACCGGCGGCCATGCTCAGCAGGCGTTTTTTAAACTCGCTGGCCGCAGCCACCTGGCCACCGGTGAAGGTGTTTTTGACGCTGCCGCCGTCATGCGGGAAGTCGATGCGGTAGTAGTACCAGGACTCATCGGTGACGTCGTTGCGTTGGAAGTACAAAGCTTGGGGATAGCAGTTCGCAATCTCCACGACGCCACCGCACTGACGTAATGCTTTGGCCCGGCGCTGCTTATCACTGAGCTGTTGGTCCTCATGGCGCTCGGAGGTGTCCAGCGCCTGCATGGCTTTGTTGAATTTATCCAAGTCCATCTTGAACCAGTAAAGGCGGTTCTCGTACCCGAAGTGAAACTCATGGCTTTCACGCCATTCGTACATCAATACGCCTTTCTCGGCGGCGCTTTCTGCGATCAGTAGCGCGCCGTGGTGGCGTGCGGTCCGGAGGTCTTGTTCGACTTGCTCGGTGCGTTGCTCGCCGTCTTCGATAAATTGCCAACGCTGATGCAGGTCGTTCCAATCGATTTTACGGTTGTCGGGTTGCGGGATCTGCGCCGCGTCGCAGGTGTAACCCAAAGCGCGGGCTTCGCGGACCCAACGCTTGGTGTAGCGATGAGCGCCGGGTTCGTTATCCAGCGCCCAAACCAGTTTGGGGAGCTTTCCGCCTCGGTGGCGAGAGAGTTCTTTGAGTGACGTTTCGGGGAATACGTTGGAGGACATCGCCGACACGGCCGCGATGCCGTGATGGGCCAGGGCGATCGCATCGAAGATGCCTTCGACAATCCACAGCTCTTTGACCTCAAGCAACTCAACACAGGGCGGGCACCACCAGGTCCCTCGGTAACTTTCACCCGGTTGGAACCGGGCTTTCATCTTGCCGAAACGGTGAGGCCGATCGATCAACCGTTCCCAGTAACCGCCCTGATCAAGCGCAAAACGTACCGTCGCGCTGGCGGCATTCAATTCACCTGAGTAGTACGTCTCCTGGGTGAACCAGCCTTGTATCAACTCAAAGCGAAAGCCCCGAGCAAACTCCAGGTAGGCGCGGGCGGTTGCGGCGGGAAACTGATCGGAGGAGGGCGCGCGCTTGCTCCAGTCGTCGAACAGGTCCTCATAAATCTCCTTCAAGTGCCAACGCTGCCCACACTTACTTTCGCGGCCACAAATGATCAGCCAAGGATTGGAGTGGCGGGTGTACAGCTCTTTTTTGCCGCACGCTGGGCATCTGCCGCCGCGCATGTAATCGGTACTGAGGCGCCGCTTCAACCCGTAATCGGCCGTAAGCCGTTGCAACACATCAGCGCGAAGCGCGTTAGAAAGCTCCATTGTCACTAAACCCTCAGAGACCTCGAATTTTGAGCGCACCTCACCCATACCCATCGCGGCATGGGTTGAGGTGTGTTGAGCGGGGGGTTACAGCGTTCGGGCTAAGTCGAAATCGATTGCGTCGAGCGAGGGTGGCTGATGCTCGTCGCCTTGAAGTTCACTCCACGCCAGGTGCACCAGCTTCGTCGCGAGGCTGGCCGGCACTTCAAGAGCGACGATCAAGTGACGTACGCCGTTTTCGAATAACTGCTCGGAGTCAGCCAAATGCTCTGCCCGATGTCGCAGTAGGTAGGCCCGGGCCGCGTGCTGCATGCAGGTGCGGTAGTCATGAGAGTTGTGGGAGGGTGTCATGGCGCTGTCTCCAGTCCTTGGTTCGGCAGTAGTTCCAGCTGATCGCTGGCTTGTTTCATGGCTTCACGACGTAGCGCCGTATCGGCCAGAGGAAGCTTGACGGTTGGGTTGGCCATACCGCTGGGGCTCATCTCATGAGTCATTTCGAATTCAGCGCGTACCGACCAGCCGCAGGCTTCATTGGTGCATTGCAGGTAAGCGACGCGCAGAAAAATGTGGGTCCCTTCGCTGGTGCGTATCCGCATTCGGGAAAGGCAGTGAGGGCAAACCAGTTTGTAAGTGCTCACTAAGTGCATCCTTGCGCTGTGCTGACAACGTGGTTGAGGGGGTGCCCCGTCAATCGACAGTGCCTTCCTTGATGCCCAGCAACACCGCGGCACGATGTGCCTGACCGCGCCGTCCCTTCTTCCGGCCATTGAGCAAATCACTGACTAGGTTGCTGTTCAGTTCGTGCTGACGGGAGAACTCGGCGAGGCTAATACCTTTTCGATCAAGTGCTGCTCGGGCTTGCTCGGGTGTAAGGGTGGCGGGCATAGTGTCCATTCGTTGGCATCCGTGGTTATTTGGCGCCATTATGCCCAAACAATTTGGCTTGTAAAGGGTGAAAGCTTGAAAAGTTGTGCATCTAAAGAAGACTTGGACGTTAGCGTGGGTGACCGCCTGCGCGAGGAAAGGACGCTGCTAGGCCTCAATCAAGATGCCTTTGCGCAGCTCGGCGGCATCACCCGCAACACCCAAGGCAGCTATGAAAAAGGCGAGCGAAACCCTGATTCCGTCTATCTTTCGGCCGTGGCCAAGGCTGGGGTAGATGTTCTGTACGTCTTGACGGGCGGGCGTTTGCTGCGCGCTGTTGAAGGGCTGGATGAGGCCGAAGAACAGTTGATTCAGCAATTCCGGACGCTGTCTGATTATGACCAAAAAGCTGTGCATCGCATCGTCGGTGCGATGTCCGAAGTCACCAGCCTTTCAAACGCCAAGAAATAACTCGTGGCTATTTAGAACATTCGTTACGACGGATTTCATTTGGATTTTCTGCACTCCTAAGTAACGTTACGCCCGTAATGCACTTAACGGAGTAATGGGCATATTGGATCAAGAAGAAGAGAACATTCGCGGGGATATGACCACCAGCGAAAATTCTGAGCTAACACAAGATGAGTTGATGCTTCTTACATGGTATAGAAAACTATCCTACATAGACCGTGGTTATATTCTGCACATCGTACAGGCACTGGCGGGCGTGCTCCGATTGTAGCGATGATCGGCAAAGATTTTGGTCACAAATTCTTAGTGAAACTCAGCCACACTAAAGGGAACCCGGCTAGTGCCGGGTTCTTTTCTGAACAGCAGCGTCAACCGGCTTCGAGTGGAGCCCGTACCTCATTTAAGATCATGAGATTTCATGATCTCCTTCCAGATATAGCCGTAGCTGTAGCGTAGCCAAGTCACTTTCAACAGGTCGAAGCTGCGTCGAAGCCAACTGGTTTCTCGTGCGCTAATTTCTTTAGCTATCTCAGTTAACAGCCATTCATCTTGGAAGCCAGTCCACACTGGCGGGACGGGCGTTTCAAGGTTGCTAAAACAGACCGGTGCAACTTCTGAGTACAGGATGTCTTCTACGACCTTCAGGTCATAGCCCCGGATGCGTTCCGCTATCGAGGCATAGTCGACTTCACTGTCTACAAATGCCTCCGCTAACGCGATCTGGATACTCGCTCGTTCTGCGGGAGTCAGAATATGTCCCAATGGGCTAGCTCCTCTAGCTCGACGTCGAATGTATCGGCTGCGACTCCGCCTGCCATGCCACCGGCGATGCTTCCGATGAGTACAACGGCGATGGCGCAGGCAGGCGCCCCCGGACCACAAATAGCCGATATGCCGAGCCCCGCAAGAAATCCTCCCGCGGCACCGCTGCCCAAGATGGTGGCCTGACGAGCCGTTTCTTTGGCCTTGTCATCAGCATTCAGTATTTGGTAAGTCGCCAATACTGCCGTCATGATGATACCGACCTTGCCCATTACAGACATGATTTTGGTGCCAGAAGTGAACTTGGAATTGGCACTTCCCGACCGTTCCAGAGCTCTGTACAAGACTTCTTTCTGTTGGGCCTTTGAAAGTTGTTCGTAATTTTTGTTGAACTGGGTTTGAGATTTTCCGTTCAAGATCTCGCTATGTGTTTTCCCGGTTTTCTTCTTTTTTTGCACGATGGCCAGGCCCTGTGCTGAGGTCAGCTTTCGGTGTTCGAACATGATCTTGTTGCGCATTTCGTTGCTGAACTTGGAGGCGTCTTCAACACTGATGTTGCCTGCTTTTACCTCAGCAAATATTTGCTGTGACATACGCCGGATATTTCTCTCGTAGCTCGCACGGACGCGTTCGTCCTTGATGGCGTCGACGGAGAAACGGCTAGCCGCCCCCTCCATGCCCGCAACCGCCATCTCAAGGGGAGACTGGTTGAGCGTATGTTCACTTTTAACGATGTAGCTTCCGGTTACCAGATTCGGTTCCGTCACGAGAATATCCTTATCCCAAAATGTCGTTCAGTAGTCCGTCGATGCCTGAGGTTATGCAGGTGTTCTCGTGCTGCGCGAATGCCAGCGTATGGCAGGCCTTGCCGGTTGGGTTAGTGAATTTGACCGAGTTGCTTGAGTCGAATACTCCGGCCATGGAAGATCCGTCGTCAAAATGCGCTGTGCAAGCAAATCCTTCGTAGCTCTCTTCTGCAGGAATCTTGAAGCCGATCCAGTTCCCATGGATGATCATTGGGGTAGGGGATGTAAACGGCGCTGGCGTATGAGAGCTGCCGATGATGATGGTACCTGAGCCACCGATCACGACATCGCCATGGGTGCCGACAGTCCCGACCAGTGCGGCATTTTGGCCGTTGATAAACACGGTAGCTGACACCTCCGAGGCTAAAGCACTACCGCAGGTGCAGGTGTCATCTTTTCGTGCGGCTGCAAGCCCGTCGAAGAACACATCGGGAGAACCGGAGGCAATAGCTTTTGAACCGTGCCCAGGTATGGGGCAGCTGGTTGGGTCGGTGATACGTGCAGCTGGCTTTGCCATGCTTGACTCCCTGTCAATGAGTTTACCAAGACCGACTGTATCAGACTTGTTTGGAAAGGCGATTTACGGAAATGATTAAGACGCAGCTTCTACCGCGCCCTCGGCCCGTTACAGAATGAAGCTCCTCTTATTTGTAAGCGCCCTTGCATTGTTGGCGGTGCTAAATATTGGCTACTACAACGAGGTCTCAGACGGTGAGGTCCATGCCGTTTTCTTCCTGAAGAAAACGCCTGCGTTGAGAATGCAATTTTTCAACGTTCACGCCAATGACGGAGACTATCGAAAAGTAGACAGGCTGACCGACGACTTACGCCAGGACATCATCGATTATTGCAAATACAGATTGGGCATTGAGACAGAAGTCAGAACGCAGGCTGACGTTGAAATGTGCGCGAAAATGTAAGTGTGTCGCTGCAGGTAGATTCGTTACTCATGCACTGCAGCAATTGCTCAGAGGCCCCGACACAGTCGGGGCAAAGATTTTGAGTGAATAGCCGCTATTTTGCGACTTTCATACTCGGTCTAACGGGGGGCGGTGTTACAGATTTGACCACATCGTCAATCACCGCCTTTCCCATCGACGTCAAATAGTGCGCAGCCCATGAAAAGCGGTCGGTTTCTCTGTCATAAGCCGCGTCTTTTGAAAGCGCTTTGGCCAGGAACAGCAGATCGGATGCCATTGCCAAAGCTGCATCGACAGGAACGCCCCCGTTGACACGGAATAACGGTTTGTCTGCGCAAAAGATGAAGGGGGTGAGGCCGATGGTTTTTACTTCTGCTTGGTCTGTCATTGATCACCTCCAAAGATGCAAAGGTGAAGAGGCGGGGAGTTACGCAGCGCAGAAAGAGGGTTAGTGATCGGACGAATTTCGGAAGGATCTATTTTGTTCATTATCAGTTCCCTTGATTGAGGAACTGCCACTTAGCTGTCTCAAAGCTTGGGTGGCAGCCGTGCGTGGTGTGAGACCCGGCAATCAAGGTAACCGGTAGGCCCGAAGGCCTTCCACGCACAGCCGCCATAAAACCTTATTGCAGACGAAAAAAAACGCCGCAATAGGTTTTTTGGCGCTTTGCGCCTTGATTGTCCCCGGGGTCTCACGCCCGATCGCTGAATATGCAGCGATGTCTGGAGAATATCCCGACAAAGATTGGACTAACAAGGCAGCACCGTGCCCAGAAGCACGGTTTACGTAACACCTTACGTAACTATCGGATTTTGCCTACAACTTCGACATGAAGCCACCCAATATTCTGAAAAGAACACACCAGGAGTGGAAAAGTGAACGAGTTGAAAGCCGGCGGTTACACCGCGCAAATCGAGTACAGCGAAGAAGATGGGCTGTTCATCGGACATATCGCGGGCATCAAGGACATCGTTGGCTTCCAGGGTGAGTCAGTCGATGCGTTGCAAGACGCGTTTGCTGAGGCGGTCGCGGATTACGTGGGGACATGCGCCAAGCTCGGGCGCACCCCATGACTGGAACATAAAGAAAGACAGCTCCGACAGCCTGCGAATCAAACCCTCGTCCACCCACTGTGCCGCGATGTGGTAGCAGTGTCCGAAGCGCAACGCGCATGATCAAGACCCAAACGACAGGCGAAAAAAAACCGCCTTTGCGGGGCGGTTCTTTTGTAAGCCTCAGTTTGCGGCTGGGGCTTAGCGCATCTCATGGGAGACATTGGCGTGGAGGCAATAGTATTAATCTTTGCTCATCCTTGCAATGTATTTTGCCAACACCGATTGACGGCATCTGAAGGTGCAGAAAGTCGCTGCTTGGCGTTGAATTCGAACCGGTAGACACTGACAGAAATAACGTTTTACAAAATTAAGCCTATCCATCGCTTGGGTGCCCAAAAGATCACCCATTTCCGACTGCCGCGTTTGGAGTTCTAGGTTAATATGCCGTCGCTCGCACGCCAGTGCAGCGATGAGGTTTGGCCGGTGACATAACAGTTTCGTCCCCTCTGACACGGTTTTGCACCCGTGCCGGAATGATGGCTCGGAGGGAACTCAACCGGCCGCCTCGTGGGAGTCATTGGCGTGTCTTCCCGAAGGCGCGCGTGATCCGGTAAGTGCGCTGGAGGTTTGGCCCCCAACCTGGAGGCCAAAACGTATGAAGCTTTTGCTGCGTACGCTGAGCCTCGTATGGAGATTGTTGAAAGCGTTTCGCTTTTACGAGTTCCTGCGAGACCACTTTGACGACCTGAAGTAACGGTCATAAATGTGGGGAAAAGCCCGTTTCAGTTTCGGCTGAGGCGGGTTTTTTTTGTCTTGAACAAGCTGTCAAAAGTAGGATTTATACTCGGGTCATTCTCTGATGCCTGTAAGCCATTTCGTCGGCATCTGTAGGTGTCATCCGAAGATCATGAATATACTGTCTATACATACAGTATTATTTGCCGTGGAGTCTGAATTGATGACAAACACAATCACAGCCGAAGTCCCCGCCGTGCAAATGGATTTATCACACTGGCAAACGATGCTCGCAGACAAAGCCACGCTACTCGCCCAGCCAGGCGCTCATCACAAGGCGTTGCTGACACAAGCTTATGCGCTGCACGAAAACAGGCTGATTGATAGCGACCACCTTTGTGATCTGCTTGAGCTGGCTGATGGGGCATTGGCCTTCGCCGTGGAATCAATGCTCGATATAGATTGCGACGAGTAGGCCGCCACATGCACCTACTGGTCACGCCGATGAGGTCACGCGGCATCGCGCTCGACGCCAAGGCACGACGCCGCTACCTCGCGATCAAAGGCAATGTCATGGTGAGTTCATCGGTCTGCCAAGAGCTGGGACGAGCCACGAACGTCGCTCGTGTAGTGGTGGGAATGCCGCTGGATCCTGATCCATTGCCGGCGTTGCTGGACGCAACACTTGCAGGAATGGCTGCGACCGGTTTTGTACTCAGTGGCATTGAGTTCATCGATGGTTGCGCGTATGCGCAATCCTGGTGGTGCCGGGAAGGATAGTTTCCGGCAGCGAAAGCCTTTGCAAGATCAGCCGCATCTAGTCCGTGGCAATCATCCTTAGTCTCTCGCGGCCATTCAGCCACCTATCCAGTAATTGGTAACCACTGTCTCAGGATATTCGTCGCGGGCCTAGATGCAGAAGTTGCCGTCTATAATCGAGCAAAATTGTATCGGGCAAGATTTCAGACTGATTGCTTTGGGTGCGTTGAATCCATCACCTTTATAAAATAAGCGATGAATTGATTTCATCGGTTTTCGTTCAATTTTTACAGGCTGAATTTCGCATTTTTTTTCCTGAAAAGTATATCCGAGCTCCCGATCAGGAGTGGCTAATAGAACTTTATCATCGTTAATGAATGCGATATATGAGTTGTCGTAAAATGTCTCTATTTTGCATGCGTCTGGGGGGAAGTGGAATGAGGCTGATACTAAAATCTTTCTTAGCGTCTTATCGGCAAATTTTGAGTCAGTGTTTGCAATAATGCCAAGTAAGATTAGGCTTGTGTATGCAAGCCCAAGTAAAGATGCAAGTCCAAGGTTGAAATCTCGCACGTTATTTTTTTTGAAGTTTGTGCATGAGTCGGCATAGCTTCGTTTGCGTTGTTTAAAATGATCGAGGACTTGGTTTTTGAATATGTGTGAAAATACAAGGATGAATGCTGGGAAAATTGCATACATTGCCAAATAAATCCAAAGTGCTACAGCTATCACTAAAATGAATATTTTTTGGGTGGTCGGGAATTTTGCTGGATCTGCGTGTGTATAAATTGCGATTGTTTCATCGGCCATCGAATCTGCGATAAGAGTGATTATTAAGGCTGTAAGGGTGGCGACTATTTTTAACAGTCCGGAGTACTTTTTGTAGATGTTCACCAAGCTGTAATAGCTGATTGAAAAAATTATTGTGCTCGCGCAGATCATGAAAAAAACAGCACGAGGGATTATGTATGGTATCTGGCCGCCCATAAGTTTTAGTAGAACAATTATTAGTAGTAGTCCAACGCTTGCAATAATTGTTGTTGCTGAGTAATCAGCTACTTTCCAGTCGTGAAAGCTATAGTTTAGTTTGAGTCTTGGATTTTTTATCCATATTTTTCTGTTTTTGAAATGTCGATCTGTGCAATAGAACACAGCGACTGCGAGAAAGAAGAAAGAAATTATGTAAAGTATCAGGGCTGGGGAAGTAGGGTTCATTGAGATTGCAAGTCCATATGCGCAGGCCGGTCGAGATAGTAGCCATATAATATCAGCAAGATCGGCGTGTGTTAAAAATATTGCACTGAACTAGCTTCGTTGGCACAACCGAGACACGGATAAGGTGCTCAAGAATCCTCATAACGCGTTGAGGTCTCTGCCCAACGCGTTGACGAGTTCACTTCACCACAATCAACTTCCTCCCAACCCACTCCGCCACCTGCGTAACAACGGCGTTTCCGGCACCAAAAGCCTCTGCAAGGTTGGCCGCATCCAGTCCGAGGCAAAACCCATCATCCTCAGACGCTCGCTGCCGCTCAGCCATCTGATCCCATCCGTTCGCGTGAGCGACGAAAGTGGTACAGCCCAGAGAGATTTGGGAGCCGGCTTTGCTGGCCAATAAAGTATTGGCAGCCCAGGCATCCGCGGGGCGTGGCCACTGGATCGATTGAGACGCTGGAGGTATTGCGTCCACTGGCGCGGCGTCAGCCAGGAACTCGATGGGGGGCATTCGTCGATAACCTGCGACCAGGAATACTCGGCGACGTTGCTGGGGGACTCCGAAATATTGAGCATTAAGCACTCGCCAAAATCCCACATACCCGCAGTCCGCAAGGGCCCGGATGACTGTTTCAAAGTCTTGGCTATCGTTGATAGCGAGCAGGTTAACGACGTTCTCAAGGACCACCCAGCGAGGTTGAATTTCTTTGAGGATTCGTATGACTTCCCAAAACAGGCCGCTGCGTTCGCCGCGTAGTCCGCGGGTGGCTTGGTTGCTGGGTCTGGCACCGGCAATGCTGATGTCTTGGCAGGGGAACCCGGCCGTGATGACATCGACGGGGGAGAGGTTATGGGCGCCGCACTGGCGCACGTCTTCAAATTGGCGTGCATGGGGAAATCGGTCGGCAAGCACAGCCCGGTTGACCGGGTTGAGTTCAACTTGCCAGGCGGTGCGGTAACCGGCGTTTTCAAATCCGACATCAAAGCCTCCTATGCCTGCGAACAGGCTGCCAATGGTGGGTTGCTGCATTCATGAACTCGTTGTTCTGGATGCTCGCGGCACGCTGGGGGGAGGCTCTGGGCCTTCAGGTGATTCAGTGTCCGGCAACGCGGGCACTTGATCTGTAATTCAAGGAAGCCGCTGGCGGCGGCGAGTTTGCGGCTGCATTGGCCGCAACGAATGTCCTGCATGAAAATCGTCCTTGATGGGAATCAGTCAGTCGTTAATCAGGTTTATGTTTTTTCTGCCTGCATCCGTTTCCACTCTCGATCCATCGCCCGCTTTGCCGCTTTCTCTGTGGCGTACAACCATCGCAACCGCTTCGGCTTGCTCTGATCTCCAACCGTCACGGTCTTCTCTTTTCCGGTCTTCTTGTCGCGGTAGTGGGCAACAATGCCGGTGAAGTCACCCTTGTTCTCTTCGGCCAGATCCTCGACGGTGTCTTCCGGCAGCTTGCTCTCCAGCTCCAGGCTGACGGTGTAGCCGCTGTCCGCGCTGAGGGTGTGCTGCACGTTTCCGCCGTACCAGATGATTGCGTCGATCTCGTCCTTCACACCCTGGAGCGTGTAAGTCAGTTCGGGAATCAGGTCTGGTCGCCCCAGTGCCAGCGTGTAACTGAGGGTGGCGCTGCCGCGTTGCAGGCGATTGAACTCGGCCCGGGCAGCACGCAAGGCTGATTGCCGATCGCTGTAGGTGTGGCGCAAGTCCTTGAGGTTTTCGCCGCCGCCGGCGATGGCTTCCTGTTTCTTGGCGCTGTTCACGTCGTAGAAGTAGGCGCGCACGCCGTCGTAGCTGTCGCGGTCGGCTTGCAGGTAGCGGTGTTGGTCACCGTCGGCGCGGGTGAGGGTGATGTGCGGCAGTTCGACGCCGCTGGCGGTCTTGCCGCCGCCCGCTGGGAGGCACAGCAGGCAGCCGGCCTTGATGGTGACTACCGCATCGAATTCTTCGCCGATGCGGCAGATCAGGTTGGCGTCGGACTCGTTAGCCTGGTCGAGCTGCAGGATGGGCAAGCTTTCAAGAGCGCCGGCAATGTTCGCGGTCAGACCGTGGCTCAGCGCGATGTCGCCCAGCACGTCGCCGAGGGTGGTGTTGCTCCAGCTGCGTTCGCGTTTGGCCTTCAGGCCTTTGCGCAGGTCAGCCGATCGGGCGCGGATGCTCAGCACGTCGGGCGCGCCGCTGTGTTCGGTTTCATCGACGGTGTAGGTGCCCTTGTCCACCAGGCCGGTATCGCTCCATCCCAGCCAGAGCCGAATGATCGCGCCTGTGGGTGGGATGGCCAGCAGGCCGTCATGGTCGCTGAGGGTAAGGCTCAACTGATCGGCTTCGATGCCGCGGTTGTCGGTCAGCTCCAGGCCCATCAGCCGCGGGCTGATCAGTTTGGCGATGTCGTTGCCATCCACTGTGATGCGGAACGCCGGCACTGGATACCCGGCTTCGCGGCGGTAGCGTTCGACGGCGTCATCCAGAAAACCGGTGACGCGGGACAGGGCTGCATCGATCACAGCAACGACCTCATGATGCTAATGCCTGCGCGAGTGCCAGCGCCGATCAGGTCGATCCGGTCGTCATCGATGCGTTTGAGGCTGAGGGTGAATTCGATACGGCGCGGCGTGCCGTCGCGGAAAAAAAATGTCTTGGTCTCGCTCAGGCTTTCGATGACCCATAAGCCGTAAATACGACCGCTGCCCTCGACCACGGGCCAGGCCTTGCCGGTGTTGGCCATCAGGCGCAGCGCGTCGAGGCTGAGGGGGCTGCCGGCCAGTTCCGGCAGGATGACGCCGGGGAGGGTGATCGCGTCTTCACCGCGGCCGACGAATTGCCGCGCGGGCGCCGCACCGATGCGGCTGTTGCTGGCGTGGCGCCAATCGGTCTGGCGTTGCAGTTCCTGATAGGCAGCGGTGGAGAGGCTGAAGACGAACATACCCAGGGCAAGCATCATGGGGATTACTCCTGGTCGGCGAGTCGGCTGCGCTGGCGGGCGCCTTTCTCACGTTCAATGCGCGTCAGTTCGACGCGCACGGCGCGGGCGATGGCTTGTGCGTCCAGGCCAGGTGTTGCAGGGATGTGGATTTCGTAGGTGTCGTGGCTGTCGTAGACGGCGCTGTTGGCGTTGCTGATCGGGGCACGGCTATCGACCGTTAAGCCGGGCAAAGACGTCATGCCCAATGCCATGGAACCAGCGGACGTGATTTGCTTGCTGATGTCGGTGATGACGTCTAATGGGCCGCGCTGGCCGTCCTGGAGACCCTGCGCCAAGCCGGCCATGGTGAAGCCGCCCAGTTCGGCAAACACCCGCGACGGACTATGAATGCCGAGCTTTTCCTTGAACCAGCCAATGGTTGCGTCGCTGATATCACCCATGATGTTCTTGAGCTTGCCGAAGCTGGCTTTCAGCCCGTTCACCAAGCCGTCGATGAGCATGCCGCCGAACTCGGTAAAGCGGCCGGGCAGGTCGATGCCCAAGTAATTCATGACCGCCGCAAACGCCTGGTAGATCAGTCCAATGGGGCTGAAGTCGATCAGGACTTTAAGAATTCCACCGATTCCATCACTGAACCCGGCTTTGATTTCGCGCCAGGCGCCGGTGAAATATGACTTCACTGCGTCCCAGTTTTTGTAGATCAGGTAGGCGCCGCCGGCGATGGCCGTGATCGCCAGGCCGATGGGGTTGAGCATCAGCGCACGGCCGACCATGAGCAGCGCTTTGCCCACAAACGGAAGCACTGACCTGCCGAGGCTCCATAACAGGCTGATCAAACCGGGCAGCCGAATCCCCAATTGCGCGAACATAAACCGTAGCGCTACAAATGGCAGCAGTACGCTGGCCACCGTGATGAGTAAGCCGCCCAGGGCGATGGACAGCGCGGCGATGACGGCGACGGTTTTGACGAGCCCAGCAACGAGGTTCGGGTTTTCGCTGGCCCAACTTTTGACCCCGCGGATGATCTCGGTGACTGACTGAATCAGCCCGCGCAACGGCCCATCCTGTTGCTCTTGCAGTTCGATGCCCAGGTCCTGCCAGGCACTGCTCAAGGTCGTCAGATCGCCCTTGAGGTTGTCGGCCATCACTGAGGCCGTTTGTGCTGTTTCGCCCTGACTTTGGCGCAGGCTCGCGATGAGTTTTTGCAGCTCCCCGGTGCCGGCCTGCTCGACCAGTTGCGCCATGCCTTTAACCGCTTCCTCACCGGAAATGGCTTTGAGTAATCCGCCTTTGTCGGCAGTGCCCAGGTCTTTGGTTTTGTCGTGGATCTCTTTGAGGATGTCCGGCAACGGGCGCAGGTTGCCGTGGGCATCGGCGGTGGTGACTTTCAGTTTGGCCAAGGCTTTTTCCGCGGCCTTGGGCGGGGTGGCCAGGCGGTTCATGATGGTGCTGAGTGCGGTACCGCCCATGCTGCCCTGCAAACCGGCATCGCCCAATTTACCCGCCATTGCTGCGGCGACCTCGAGTTCGACGCCGTAGGTCTTGGCCATGGGGGCGGCGTACTTCATGGTTTCGCCGAGCATCTGCAGGTTGGTGTTGGAGCGGGTGAAGGTGCCCACCAACACATCACCCAGTGTGCCCATCTGGTCGGCCTGCATGCCGAGTCCGGAGAGGATGTTGGAGGCGATATCGGCGGTCTGCGCCAACTCGGTACCACCGGCCGCTGCGAGGTCGAGCATTCCTGGCATCGCGGCTTTGATGGCCGCCGGATCGAAGCCGGCCATGGCGAGAAAGCCCTGGGCGTCGGCGGCCTGGCCGGCGGTGAATTGCGTTGAACCGCCCAGTTCCCGCGCTTGCTTGCGCAACGCCGCGAGCGCTTCTGAGTCTTTCTCCAGTCGGGAGATAGCCTGCGTTTTACTCATGCTGGCGTTGAAGTCGATGCCCGGCGCCATCAGCTTGGCACCCGCATATAGCGTTGCACCGCCGCCGGCTACGGCGGTGGCGCCTTTGCCGGCCATATCGCTGGAGACGTGTCTCGATTTATCAAAGGTTGCACGCGCCGCTGCCAAGCGTCTCTGTTGAGCGGCCAACCTGGCCAGTCGATTGGTTTGTTCGGTGATGCTGTGGTTGGTGGTGCGGATCTGCTCGCGCAACTGCCGCTCATGGTGGCCGAGGTTTTGGGTGCTGATCCCGGCAGCCTGCAAGCGGGTGCGCAAGCCTTGGAGCTGTTCGCTCTGTTGCTGATGCTGCTGTTTGAGTTTCTGCGCTTCACGCACGGCGGTGCGGAAGTCCTTGGTCATGGCCTTGGTCGGCGCGCCGGTTGCAGCAATCTGCTGACTGAGTGCCCTCACCTTGTCGCGGGCAGCGTTGAGTGCCTGCTCGGTCTGCTGCGCCGCAGCGCGTTGTGTACGCCAGGCACTGACATCTTTCTGTTGGGCGTTGAGGGCCTTGAGCCGGTCGCGGGCGTCCTTGAGTGCACGAGCGGCGCCGATGCTCTCGTTGTTGATGGCCCTCAGCGGCCGCGTGGCCTTGTCGATGGCGTTTAGCAGCACCCGAAGTTTTAAATCATTCGCCATCGGCGACGCTCCGCAGCCTGGCGCGCTCGCGCCATTGCATCAGTTCTTGCAGGCCCAGCTGATCCATATCAGCCGGCGCCCAATGAAAGACCACGGCCAGGTCGGCCATGGCGTCCTCTACGCAACGAGGGAGGCGTCCGTCTTCACCGACTTCTGCAACAAAAAACCGGAAATCTTGCTGCCACACGCGAGCAGGTCGGCCGGGTCCATACCCGCGGCTTCCGGTGCGGTAATGCCGGGGCTGGTAAGGCGCGGCAGGATCTTGATCAGGGTGGCCACGTCCATGTTCAACAATTCCACCAACTGCACGCCGCGCAGTTCGCCGGCCTGTGGTTTACGTAAGGTGAGGGTGGCGATGGTGGTCTTGCCGCGAGTGATCGGCGTGTCGAGGGTGACGGTGTTGTCTTCTGCGAGTGGTTGAATTTCTACGGTCTGCATAAGGTTTTCCAGATAGCTGCGGAAGGGTTAAAGGCCAATAGCGGCGCGCTGCTTTTCCAGCAGATCGACGCCGTTGACCTTCTCGATGAAGTTGAGCAAGTCGATCTCGATGATGTCTTCGTTGTCGACGATCAGCTTGTAGTAGGAACAGGTGGTGGTGATGCTGTGTTCGGTGTCTTCGCCGGGTTCGTGGTCACCCATTTCGATGGTTTCGTGGCGACCGCGCAGGACCACCTCCACGGCGCTGACGTCGCCGGTGTCGTCCTGCTGAAACGAGCCGGCAAAGCGCAGAGCGATGCCCGACGCGTTGACGGCGCCGAACTGGCGCAGGGAAATCAGATCGAGGCCGCCGGTTTTCCATTCGAACTGGATGCCATCGTCGGAGAAGCCCAAGTCGGCCTTTACGGGACCATTCATTCCACCGCCGCGATAGGCTTCCATCTTGCGTCCCAGGGGCGGCAAGGTGACCGACTTCACGACGCCGACGTAGCTGTTGGCATCGTTGAACAGGTTGAGGTTTTTCAGTTTGCGCGGCATGGCCATGGCGCTGGTCTCCGGTTAGCGATTGATCTGGCTGGCGAAGTTGATGAGGTAGCGGTCGGTGATGCGCTGGCGCAGGGTGAGGTCTTCCAGCGGCGGGACCGGTGTGTAGTCGTAATCTAGCCAGAGCTTGCCGGCCTTGAGGGTGTCCTTGGTGTTGATGTCTTCGGGGTACCAGCAACTTCCGCCGATCAGGTAGCCGGCTGACACCTTGCTGCGGAACTCAGCATTGACGCCTTCGATCATGTCGCGCACCAAGGAGGCGTGCAGCGGCTTGTCCATCGCCCACATCTGCGTGCCGGCCATGGTGTCGGCCAGCACCTGCGCGGTGCGGGTATAACTCTCGAAAGCAAACAACGGATCGTCGCTGCAGGTGCGGCTGCCCCAGAAGCGCAAACCGCCCTCATTGATCAGCGTGGTGACCTCTTGACTGTTGAGGTAGTTGGCATCGGTGGCGGGGTTTTGCAGGTCCCAGAACACGTCGGCGTTGATGCCGGTGACACCGTTGACGGCGATGTTGGAAAGGGTTTTGTGCCAACCGGTTTGCTGATCGATCTTGGCGCGCAATCCAAGTGCGCGAGCAACGGCCGTGGCGCTGACGGTCGTGTTGGTGGCGGTGTCCCAGCTCAGGAAGTCCGGCCAGATGACCATGGCTTCACGGGCGCCGAAATTCTTGCGATAGGCGACCGCTTCCTCCTTGGTGTTGCAGCCCCAGGCGCTGACATAACTGAACGCCCGCAATTGCTGGGCGATGGACACGAGTGCGGTGGCGACGGGTAGGGTGTCCAAGCCTGGGACACCCAGAATGCGCGGTACCAGACCGAGCCGCGATTTAGCGGCCAGCAGGGCTTTCATCCCGGTGTACTTGCCGGTTTCGGTGGTGGTGCCGATCAGGGCGCTGGTGGTTTCGGCTTCATCCTGACCTTCCTTGACGCGTACCACGATGACGTAGGGTTTGGTCTGGTCGGCGATGGCTTGCAGGCTGACGGCGAGGGTACCTTTTACGCCGGCTTTGCCGATGGCGGTCTGGACGCTGGTGATCAGGACTGGCGTGTCAAACGGGAAGACTGTTGCGTCGGCATCGTCAGCGGTGCAGACCATGCCGATCACGGCGGTGGGGATGGTGCGGATGGGGCGTGAGCCATCGTTGAGTTCAATGACTCGTACGCCGTGAAGATAGTCGGACATGGCTGATCTGCGTGGTGATAAAGGACACCACACAGGCTGCCGCGCTCATCACTCGTTGACGAGCCGCGGCGGTTGTATCGGGCAGGCTAACAAAGTACCAAGTAGCATCGTGAAAGAGGTCAACGCTTGTCTACCGGAGACGCTGGCCACTCGGTATTCACAGGAAATCCGGGTTGCTGTTCAAGGCGATTGAGTTCAACGCAATAACGCATCCAGCCCAGTAAAGCTGCCTGTTCATCCGATGTAATCAACTGCAGTTGTTCGGCATATTGCAGCGGAGCGATGCGCAGTTGGGCGTGTTGCATCAAGGTGTCACGCTCCAATAGTACGTGTGCCTTTTTTTCCGCCAAAACTGCTGACTGATCGAGCAACCAATCATCACCTGTCCAGTGGTAATGGGTACCTGGCCAAGGTTTTGTAGTAACGGAGTCGGGCAGCTCGCCCACTTCATGCCACAGCAGCGATTCGCCGTTGTTTGTCCGGTAGACGAGACCGCGATGATCCACCCTCTGCTCAGGCAAGCCATCAACCAAAACCCAGACATAGCCTGGTTTTGCATTTTCCAACGCCTTCGGCAGATGAACAGCATTGCTGGGTAACTCAAGTCCAAGTCCTGGGACAACCGGGAATTCGACCGGTCCTACCAAAACACCTGCGTTATCGATCAAGTAATTCTTCATGGCTACTCTCAAATGATTTTGATCCGTCCCGGATAAGCAATGTTTCGAGGTCGTGTTACTCCAACCGTACCGATTTGCCTGATTTGCGTTATGCCGGAATACTCACCCGCCAATATGCTCCCTCTGTAATTCGACATTTCACCCAGGTCGAGGCCGTGAATGTCGTGAGCTTGTTTCTGCTCATCTTGACCGAGGCCCGTTACAAGTTGGGTCGCGCCGTCAGCCATGAAGCTGTAGGTTTGCCTCGTACCCTTTTGCCAAGTACCTGGTGTGCGTCCTGCATCAACGTTGCGTGAGTCGTCGAGAATTCTAAGAAACTCCCCCCGGCCTTCTGGTCCGCGAAAGGTCATTCCGTCGTCTTGAACAGTCCATCCACCTTCGTTGCCTATGCTGTGTTGCTCGGTGCTGAGCATTCCTGATTGCTGGGCGTGATCCCAAAGCCAAGGCCACTCCAAGCGTTGAAACGTTCGACGGTTCAGTGCGGCGTAACCGCCGGGGCTGAATTTGGTAGTGGTTTCAAAAACCGGATGGCCCAGCGGTAGCGTATCCAGGCGCCCGAGGGGCCACCAGTGACCCAATCCGTCAGCGCACAAGTGCCACCAATCGCCTGTGCCCATCAGTGTCAGAAACGAATAGCCGTTATCGGAAAGATGCGTATGAAACAGGATGCGATCTGTTCCGTTGGCTTCAACAACAAGTCGATGTCCGGAATGGTCTTTGCGACGTATCAGAATTTCTCGCCTAGCGAGTTTCGCATCAGACGGCGGTAGTCTTATCGTCACGGCACTCTTGCTGGCATCGCAGAGCACCAAGCCCATGTGTTCGGAGGTGAGGGTTTTCCTTTCGCGAATCAGGGTGTAGGGCCGCGCATGTGCATTTCGTAGAGAACGTTCTACAAAGTCACGGGTAGCGAGCACCACAGAGGGGTCAATTTTCAATTGAATGTTGGCGGTGCCGCTGGTGATGATGTGCATCCGCACCACCTGATTGCGCCCCGATCCTTGGGCCAGCAGCGGTTTATAGCTGGGCGCCAGATTCGCCACTGCCGAAAACACGCCGTCCTTATCTTCAAGGGCCAGTTCCGTCATCCACCAGCCGCCCACTTCAGGAGGCAACACCACTTCGGCAATCAACACATTCGAATCGGTGGGGGAGACGCGCAATTGATTGAGCTGCGCACGATGTACCTGATGGATCAGCCGTGTCTGTGACGGATCCGGTACCGGATCGTCGCCGTAGGCATCGCCGATCAGCATGTAACTAGGCTCCCAAGGAATGCCGAGAGCATCGCAGTTGGTTTTCTTGGCGGCTCCGAGGGTGGTGAGCATGCCGCCGAAAAGGGTGTTCTTATCAACCATGAAGGTACACGTCCAGTTCGTCGAGGGTGTAAATGCTGGCACCGCCATAGCCCTGAACGAACACATCGATGTCCGGGTTCACCCACGGATAAACATCAATTTCGTCGCCGTCATCGATGGCCACGGCGGCATAGGTATCGACGCGGGTTTCCAGAATGATGTCGAGGCTGTTCAGGTGACGGGTGAGGGGCTTGGCGTCGTCGATGAGCCAGGTCAGTTCCTGGTACATCTCTTCGGTGATGCCGGTTTCGGACACGCTGATGTTCAGGGCAAACGTGGCGCGGGGGCCGAGCGGGATGGTCTGCCACCATTCCACGACTTCAATCACAAATCCCAGCGGCTCGACGACACGGCGCAGTGAGCCGAGGGTGCCTTTGCGCGAGTGGATGTAGTACGCGGAGCGAATGGCTGAACGCTTGGCCGCTTCGGGCCATTGGCTGTCCCAGCGGTCTACCGAGAAAGACCAGGCCAGATAGGGCAGTAAGGGCACGGGGCAGAGGTCTGGGTTGTAGAGCTGACGCAGCGGGATGGGGACGCGTTGGATCTGGGCCAGGGCCTTAGCGGCTAGATGTTCCAGCGGTGTGGCGTTGCGCGGAAGCAGTGACAGGTCAGTCATCATCAAGCCCCAGCGACAGGTCGATGTCAGTGCAGTACGGCGCCTGGTAGGGAGTGGCGACAATGTCCTCCCAATCGTCCAGCACCACTTTGCGCACACCCTCGACATGCAGCGAGGCGTGGAGGATGGATTCGGATATCTCCAGCCCCAGCCGACGGCGTTGATGCACAAATTTCAGCAACCGTTCTTTGGCCGCTTTCAGGATCAGCTCCGACTCCGGCCCCGGTGTCAGCAGGTAGAGTTCGGCGCTGATTTCGTAATTGATGATTTGCGCCCCTTGAACCTTCAGGCGGTCGCCTAATGGGCGGCGGTCATCGTCGCTGAGGTAGGCTTTAACGGCGGCCAGCAGATCCGCCGAGGCGCTGCCATTGCCCAGTGCCGATTGCACGGTGATGACCGCTTCTGATGGATTAGGACTTTCAGCTGTGGCGTCGGCCACACGACCGTCGGCGGATCGTGCGTGGAAGATGTAGCTGTTGCGCGGGCCCGCCGTACTGAGACCTTCCCAAGCCATTTGCGCTCGTTCGCGCAAGCTGTCGTCGCTTTCCATCAGCTTGGAAATGGGCGGTATGGCCGAAGGGTTGGCGACCTGAATGACCAAGCGCTTCACGTTGTAGTTGGCGGCCAGATTCTCCAGGTCGGCGCCCTTGGCCAAGGCGAGCATGTTCGCCGCTGATGCCTCATTGACCCGCTGCCGCCAGATCATCTCGCGGTAGGCGTTTTCCTCGAGCAGTTTGGTCAGTGGTTCCGATTCCATGTTCAGCCGTGCGGCGATTTCTGCCTGTTCCTCGGTCGGCCAGAGGCTGATGGCGTACGCCTTGCGCTCGGCAAGGATCTGCTCGTAATCAATCTGTTCTACGACCTGTGGTGCCGGGAGCTGGCTTAGGTCGATGGCGACGAAGGTGTTCAAACGCTGCCCCCTAGGCGCAAGGGGACACTGAGGCTCAGCGGCTCGTTGGTATCGACGATGCAGCCCTCAAGATCCAGCGTTGATTGGCCTGCCAACGTGGCACCGAGTAGTTGCACGCGACTGAGGCTGATGCGTGGCTCCCAGCGCATAAGCGCCATGACGGTGGCGGCGTAGGCCTGTAAACGGATGAAGTCGTTGAACGGCTGGTCCACGAGTTCGGGTAGCAAGCTGCCGTACTCGCGGCGCATGACGCGGGTTCCGAGGCGGGTGGTCAGGATGTCGGTGACGGACTGGGTGATGTGTTCGACCAGGTCGAGGGCAGCGCCGGTTTCTCGGTTCATTGCGGCTGGCCTGTGATGCCGCCGCCAGATATGACACCGCCGTGGGGGTGTTTGACCAGGCTGATGTTGGCTGCGACTACATCCACCGAGACGGTGATTTTGCCGGTGATGGTTTGGTTGCCGGTTTGGGTGTAGTCGCCCTCATGGGTGATTGGGCCGACGATGTGGATACCGCCTTGGCTGACCAAATTGGTGGTACCGCCTTCAGCCAGCACGACATTCAGGTGGTGCGCGATGCTGTCGTACTCGATCACAGCGCCGTCGCGGTAGGTACAGCGGTGCAGGCCTTCGCGGTCGCCGTTGGCCGGGACGTGCTCACTGAATAAACCGGCCAGGACGGCGCCGTTGCCGAGCTGGCCGGAGGGGCTGAACAGGATGACTTGTTCGCCCTCGGTGGGCGGGTTCCACTCGCGGTCGGCGCCGGCTTTAGCGGCGATCCATGGAAGCCAGGCGGTGGTGAGCGATCCGGTTTTGACCTGCACACGCGGGGGGGTTATCTGGACGGCAGCAATGGTGCCGAGGCGGATGAGGTTTTCGATCAGGCGGGCGAGGGCGGCTAAGTCGTTCATGATGCCGATGTTGGCACCAACTTTACCGCGATGCAGGGTCGGTAGGTTGTAGGTCAGGAGGATACAGATGAGGTACTAAAGGATAGTATTATGTTTCATTCAATAACTTTGCAAGGTTGTAAGCATGCGATTGTTTAAGTATTTCGGTCCAGCGAGAATGGCTGTTCTTGAAGATCGTTTGATTCGATTTTCGCAACCAGCTGCATTCAATGATCCGTTTGAGTTTTTGCCAAATATCCACTCTATTAAAACGCCTGAAGAGTTCGATGCGTCTATGGATATTGCAGCAGCGCAAGACTTTACAGATGCGTACGAGGCGCTTGACTCTGATGTTAGGGCGATAGTTATAAAGGAGGATTTTCAAAAATTCATGAGCTCATTTATGCTTGATTGTAAGGGGCGTGGTCAAGAACTGATGGAGATAGTAGCGCCGCATGCGCAATCGATGCTATTTGGACGTGCGAATGAGAGCATTGGGATATTTTGTTTGTCGGAAAAGTGTGACGATCTTTTGATGTGGGCCCACTATGCAGACTCGCATAAAGGATTCGTAGTTGAATTTGATTCAGATTCCAGTTTTTTTCATCGAAAAATTGGCGTTAAGGATAGTTTGAGAGAAATACGCAAGGTGCACTATAGTGAGGAGCGGCCAGCCATTACTCTGTCTCAAGCAACTGATGAAGATGTTTTTCTTACCAAAAGCAACCACTGGAGTTATGAGGCGGAGTGGAGGATGTTGCTCCCTTTGAGCGGGGCGAATAAAACAGTTGAAGTTTCTGATGATGTAATTTATTTGTTTGAGGTTCCGAAAGAAGCGATTAGGTCGATTGTTTTTGGCTCCAAAATGCCGGAGATTTTTTCAGGAGCGATAATTCAAAAAATGTCCTCAGTAGACGGTTTTGAACATGTTAAGTTCTATCAGGCTAAAATTCATCCGACTCATTACAGTTTGGATATTGAAGCGGTAAGCTCTGCTAGGGATCGTTGAATGTCGGCTTCGAAGAAATCACCGCGAGATTAGTGAAGTTAAGGCGGGCCTCTTATCGTGATATATGAAAAAAAGCTAGTGGCATCGATAGTGGTGCCACCTCTTTTGGTGATCTACTTCATTTTTTTAATTGTGGTTTACATAGATTCGTCCTCGTAGTGTGTTTATTTTATTGTTTGAAGGGTTGTAGCGATTGAGGCTTTTTAGGAAAAATTTAATGTCGATATCGTACGATTTTGTCATAATTGCACCCCCGATGTCTTCATATGATATTTTTAGATGTAGAGGTTCTAGTCCTTCGTTATAGTTTTCAAGATTAAATATTTTTCTAGGGTCTGAATATTTGTAGATGGAAGTGCTGATAGTTATGTAGGTCATTGGGAGGTCAAGAAGATGACCTTCGATATTTGTCTCCGCCGCTAGCATGAAATCCAAGCTGGTATTGTCGCTGGTGATGCCTCCGCCCGATTTTATGACTCCCGATTCCGTGTATGTCAATCGGTCTCCGGATATATCTAGATTTATTTCATGGCCTTCGCTTGTACGGAGTAGATAGAATCTTTCTATCATTTTTACGATGTCGTATTCCCATTCAAACTTAATGTTTTTTGCAACGCCACGACCGATGTTATGTATTTTTAGTTTTAATGGTTCTTTATCGTCTGTAGTCCATATTCTAATATAGTTAGGAAATTCATTGGTGTAGTTAAAGCATACTTCTGGTATCGCAATCTCAGGTTTGTATGAGTGTACACGTTGAGCCCTCATTTCTCGCAGCGTAAACAAAGCTACCAAAGAACTGATTAGAGCTCCAATGGTAGCTCCCGAGGTGATTATATTTGTCCATAATTGCTCCATTTTTTTTTGCTTTCCTAAGTTGCATTTTTTAGTTGGTAGTGCCTGGGTGTTATCTAAGCTGCTGTTTCGTTGCTGAGGTGTGTAAGTAGTTTGTCTCGTACTATAACGATGTCGGTGTGAGTGAGTCCGATTAGTTTTCTTTTGTTATATCTTACAGGAGGGGCGATAGTCTCCGCTCGATCTTTCAAACCATACTGATGTACTCGAGCAATGCGGGCAATGCGACCAGTGAATCCAACGCTGGCTGCATTGTCGTCGCCCCGAACCCTCAAAAATCTGGTAGTGCGCAGCTTCTGAAACATCTGAACCTCCCGCTTCACTCGTCCTTGCTTTACTCGCAGATTGCGCTGTTGACGCGGCACGTACTTGCTGCCTTCAGGGTTGCACTGGGACATAATTCGTTGCTGCTGGCTACGGCGCAGTGCTTGGCCAAGACTGCGGGCGAGCCGATTTCGCGCTAACGGCTCAAGTTGCCCGAGCAAACCGGCAGCCCAGTCTTCTAGTGCTTCCAGTTGATTGGTCATTGAGGCACCACCCATTCGGTACCATTGGCACAGGTGACGGGTATCCAGTCAGGGTCAAGAAATGCGGCGACTTGTTGCGGTTCACCAGGATGGCGGATGGTGATGTTGCCTTCTTCGTCCTTGCCCACCACCACACGCTCAGTCAGTGGCAGCGTCAAACTCATATCCACTTTGCTGTTGTCGAGAATATCCGCCTCGAACCGGATGCCGTCGGCGGACTTGCTCAGGTTCTCAAGCAACTCAGACTGATGCACGCTTAACCAACCGAGAAGCGGCAGCATGACGCTGTCGGGGTGGCCGGCGAAGTCGGTCAGGATGATCTGCAGGTCGAAGCTGTATTCGAACGATAGGCTCGCCGCAGCGGTGCAGCGAACCTTTCCATTGTCGATGAAGATCAACAACCGGTCAGGGTTGTGCTTGAGTTCGGCAATGGTGGCTAGCAGATGAGTGCGCAGGCTATCGGGTTTGTTCATAGCGGCCTGCGGAGCTGATTTGTAGATAAGCGTTGGCGTAGCGGATCATGCGGCCACCAACTGACCACAACCGCAGTTCTCATGCCGCTCGTAGGCGCGTTGGAGCTTGATGTCGTACAGGTTTCGCTGATAGTCCGGCCCGTTATAGAGCTTGGCAAACTCGGCCCATTTGCGTGCCTTCAATGCCTTGTACAAAGCCGGGTCGGTTTCTATGAAGCGTACGAACGCATCGAACTGCTGCGATTCGTTTGTGCTCATGGCTGCGGCGAAGTCTTGCGCGCCGACATAGCCCAGGCGCTTCCAGTGAAACCCCATGATCTGGAAGGCGCCCCAGGAAGCGGACTCCAGGGCGGCAACGTCGTTAAGTACACGGGCGCTACCGAGCCGCTGATGTTCAGCGCTACCGCCGACGTAGCCACCGGCTTTCGGGTTGACGATGGTTGGGTGAGCGGCGGCGAGTTGATCGGCGCGGCGTTTAAGGTCGGCAGGGTTATCGCTTTCGTGGCGAACTTTCGAAAGCTGGCGGTACATGATGTGACGTTCGAACAGAATCACTGGCTTGCCGATGTCGAGAAAACCCATGCCCTTCGACTCGACTTCGTTGACCGCGTAGACGGCAGCCAGCGGCACGTCGAGGCGTTGTGCGGCATTGACCAGGTCGACGTTTTTCAGCAGTTGCTGGCAGTCATTGCCGGCGAGCGCTGCCTGTGTTTTGGGACCGGCGATGCCATCGGCCACCAGACCAATGCTCAGCTGATAGGCACGTACGGCCGCTTCAGTGGTGTCGCCGTAGTGCCCGTCAACGATCAGGCGAGCGCCGTTGTTGTTCAGGGTGGTTTGCAGGTGGCGCACCGCTTGCGAGCGGTCGCCGTGACGTAATGAAATCATCGTGAGGCTTCCTTGCGAATGAAAAGTTTCCTTGCTGCAGCGCGGGTTCCTTCCACGCCGAGCAGGCCGATGATGCCACCAAAAAAGGGCGCGGTGGACGCGGAAACACCGAGTAACGGAAGGCCATGGCTGGCGGCCAATGCCAAGGCGCCGCAGAGCGGGGCTTCGATGGCGATACGGCGCCAAGTGCCACCGCCGTACATGATTCGAAGGGCGGCGATGATCAGGGCCAGGAGGCCGGCGTATAGGGTCGGCCAGTGTTGTTCGAGCCAAGCGGCGAGCCAGGCCCAGGTGTCGGGGCGTTCGGGCATGTGTATCCTTCCTTGGTCTAGGCGTGGTTGCAATGGGTCAGTCCCATAGGTTCACCATTTGCCTTTGCGGGGCGGCGGTTTGTGTTTCGGGCATTTGCACGGCCAGGCCCTGGGGCAATGTCGGTCCGTGGTCGGCCAGCCCGGGGTTGGCGTCAAGTACGTTTTCGGTTACGCCAGCGGTGCGGCCGTAATGTCGCCAGCAGAGGGCATCGACGGTGTCGTTTTGCTGGGCGCGAACGGTGACGACCATCAGATCAACTCCACGGTGGTGCGGCCGAGGCCGAGGAAGTCGCGCACGGCCCAACGCTGGTCGCGGCGCAGTTCGTCGATGCTGGGGGTGAGGTCGTCGGCGTTCTGGTGGCCGCTGTTGGTGCTGTCGTAGGAGCGGTAGCGCTCACAGATTTCTGCACCGGTCGCGGCATAGATCGCCCGTTGGTACAGGTGGACGAACTGCGATACGTTTTTGACCCGATCGGTGGGGACGTCGGTGAGGGTGGTGTAGCCGTCGGCCTGTTGGGTCCGGCGCCACTCGGCGAGCTCGCGGTTGACGCTAATGGCGGCGGCGATGGTCGCGGTTTCCAGCCGGATCGCGGTGACGCTGGAATCGATCCTCAGCGTGCCGCGCACGTCGTCCAGATTGATCGACGGCCAGAATGGGTCGGTGTTGATGTGGCCGGTGGGGGCCTTGCCGCCCGCGATGAATCCGCTCATTGCGCTGCACTCTGCAATAGGTCGCCGGTGGTCGTGGCTTCACGTTCAGGCTCGTGGCCTGGCCGATCCGCCCCGAGCCGGCGGGGTGCGTGGGGACGCTCGGTTAGCCGCCAGTGGCGGCGAGTTTGTTGAGCAGGCGTTCGGCTCGCTCCAAATCTTTTTTGCCACCGCAGGCGTCGTGCAGTTCGATGGCTTTTTTCAGCAGGTCGATGCCGGCCTGAACTTGACCAGGTTGGCCGGTTAGTTCTTCGGTGAGGCCTTCCAGAGTGGCGCGACCCATGGCGAGGAACAGCTTGGCGCGGGCCTGGTCGGGCATGTCTTCGGTGTCGGTCAATTCGGCGGCTCGATGCAGCGTGGTCAAGTCGAACGATTCGCTGACCTTCTGGGCGCTCAATGCTGCCGTGGCGATGTCTTCGGCAACCAGGCAGCCCAACGTGCGAGCGAAGCGATCCGGCATGACCATCTTGTGCTTCAGCACGTATTGCGCGATGTCGAGGCCACCGCTGAAGTCGCCGGCATCGAAACGCCAGACCATGATGGTGGTCAGCACTTCATCCTGAGCACCGAGCCCGGCTTCCAGCACGCCTTGCACGTAGGGCACGTAATCAGGGAGCAGTTGGCGTTTGAGTTCAGCCTTGCCCTGATTCGACTGGATCTGTTTAAGGCGCAGGCGATCCTGCAGCAGCTGGTTGAGCTGATGTTCGTAGGCGGTCGCGCCGGCCATGGTTTGGTTGGGTTCGACCGCGGCGGCTTCAATGGCGGCCGTGACCCGCAGGAAGTGATGACGGCAGGGATTGGTCATGGTCGTCTGCCTCAGGATGCAATTTCGATGTTTTCAGCGAGAGCGGCGCATTCCAAATCCTCGATCACGTAGGCGTCGTTGACCGATTCGTAGTTTTCGATGCGGTCGCGCTTGGCGTTGTCGAGAACGGTCCGGCGGCGGCTGCCTTCCTGCCAGTAGATCGACAGATTTTCGAGCTTGGTCACCAGCAGCCCACGTGCCGGGAAGTACGGCACGCGCACCGCCGGCAAGTTGCCCAGGCGTTTCTGGCTGGTGACGATGTCGGCGGCGAGGATCTCGCTCGGGGCGTTGTCCTTGTTGATGATCGGGAAGTATTTGTCGGCCAGCAGTTGGCGGCCGCAGATCACCACCAGGTCTGGATCTTCCTGGTACCAGGGCGCGATGAACTCTTCGACCATGCTGAACACCAGGGCGTCGAGGTTAGTGAAGTCTTTGCCGGCGCCGATGGCGATTTTGCCCGAGCCTTCAGCGATTTCCTTCATCACCCGCGCGGCGTTTTCGGTGCGCATTTTTTGCAGCCAGCCGATGTTGACGTCCTGGCGCAGTGGGTTGGTCGCCGGGTTTGAGGTGACGGCGCGGCTGGTGCCGTTCCAGCCGATCAGGATGCGGTCCAGCGCCTGGCGCTTGAGGATCGCGTCTCGAATGCGTGCCTGGAAGTCGGGGAATTTGGCCCAGGCATCCAGTTTGCTGTAACGCAGGTGGGTGTCGAAGTTGGTCTGCGAGCAGAAGTAGCCGCGATCATCGAGGGTGGTGATGTCGGTGGTTTCGCGGTCTTTCTGGGTGGTGTCAGTGGTGCCGGCGTTCGGCCCGCCGATGCCCATGCCGATCTTCTCGCCCATCTGTTCGGTGACGCCGTAGATGTTGATCGCGCTGAGGAACTGACTGGATTCCTGCATGCGGGTTTCCAGTGTCTGGGTGACGCTGGGGGCGGTGGCGAATTTGGTGGTGACGTCGGGGACGCTGTGCAGTTTGGTCAATTGGCCGAGGTAGGCGTTGAAGAGGTTGCGGGTGTCGTTGCGCATGGAAGTCGTCCTTGGTGTCAGCAGTCGGTCATGACCTGGTTTCCGCCGCCAGTGACGGGAGGGCGTGTCTTTTGGTTGTGGTCCTGGGTGGTCGAGAGCTTGGTTTTCAGTTCGGTGAAGTCCTTGGCCAACCGGTCGAGCTGCGTTTTCAGTTCTGCGGAAAACTGTTTCTCCGCGGCCAGTTGGTCGGGCAAGTCTTTGACGTGTTCGGCGAGGGTTTCGACGGCTTGGCCGATCTGGGCGAACTCGCTGTCATCCTTGGCCTGTTTGCCTTTGAGCAGGGTTTGCACCTTGCTGAAGAGCTGGGCGCCGAGGCTGGGCTTTTCTTCAAACTCTTCGAATGTCAGCTCGGCTTCGACGGCCTCGGTGAACATCGAGGTTGCGGAGTAGTGCCGGTCTTTGAAGGGGCTGACGTCGGGCTTCTGCGCTGAGAACGCGAGTACGTCGGTTCCGAGGCTGGCAGGCGAGTCGGTCACCGCTAGGCCGACGATGTAGGCCTCCCCGGTGTCGGCGAAGCTGTCGTCGATTTCGATTGATGTGTAGATCTTTTGCTTGGCCTTGTTCATGGCGATCAGTTCGAGGGTGGGCTCGACCTGGGCGAACAGGGCCAGTTTCTTTTGGCCATTGATATCGATTTCTTCGGTCTTCACCGCGAGGACGTCGCCGTAAGCCTTGAACGGGCTGTCCGGCAGCAGGCTGCGGAAATGCTCCAGCCAGATGCGGGCGCCGTAGGTGGACGGGTTGAAGTTCTTCGCGGCCTGTTCCAGCCAGTCGCGTTTGATGGTGCGTTTGTCCGAGGTCGCGCCTTCGACGGCGACGCGGAACCAATTGCTGCGAAATTTCTTCATACCGGGAATGCTCAGTGCGTTGCAATGAGGGGCATGGTCGGGTCGCGCGCAGGTGGCGGCAACGAGGCGGGACTGTAGGCGGGGAGGGCACAAGGGGCGGTGCTATTGAGTCGTGGGTCTGGGCGGCAGCATCGCAGCCATGACTACGACCGCGCTCTTGCCCATCGATCCCCGCCGCCAATCCAAGTTCCTGTACTGGATGGGCTGGCGTGTCTGTGAGATCGCCGAAGCGACGGGCGAAAAGGAGAAGACGCTGCACAGCTGGAAGGCCCGTGATGAGTGGGACCGGGCGGATAACGTCGAGCGCATCGGTGGGGCGCTGGAAGCGCGCTTGGTGCAGTTGATCCTCAAGGACGGCAAGAGCAGCGGCGACTTCAAAGAGATTGATCTGCTGCATCGGCAGTTGGAGCGGCAGGCCCGCATTCAGCGCTTTCAGGGCGGCGGTACCGAAACCGACCTTAACCCTAATCTGGCCAAGCGCAACGAAGGCCCGAAGAAGAAAACCCCGAAGAACGACATCAGTGAAGACCAGATCGAGCTGCTGCGCGAGGCATTCATTGATGGCTGCTTCGACTACCAAAAAGACTGGTACCGGGCCGGCAACCAGCGCACCCGCGTCATCCTCAAAAGTCGGCAGATCGGCGCGACCTATTACTTCGCCCGTGAGGCCTTTATCGATGCGCTGGAGACTGGTCGTAACCAGATATTCTTGTCGGCTTCGAAGAACCAGGCCTACCTGTTTCGCGGTTACATTCAGGCCTTCGCTCGCGAAGTGATTGGTGTCGAGTTGACTGGCGATCCCATCGTGTTGCCCAACGGTGCCGAGCTGTTTTTCCTTGGCACCAATGCCCGTACCGCCCAGGGTTACCACGGCAACTTCTACTTCGATGAGTTCTTCTGGACGTTCAAGTTTGAAGAACTGAACAAGGTCGCCTCAGGCATGGCGATGCACAAGAAGTGGCGCAAGACCTACTTCTCAACACCGTCGAGCATGGCCCATGAGGCCTACACCTTCTGGACGGGCGAGCGCTTCAACAAGGGCAAGCCGGCGGCTCAGCACACGAAGGTGGACGTGTCCCACGGCGCGCTCCAGCAGGGGCGGCTCTGCGAGGACCGCTTGTGGCGGCAGATTGTCAACATCCTCGACGCGGAGCAGGGTGGCTGTGACCTTTTCGACATCGAAGAGCTGCGCCGGGAGTACAGCCCAGAGGCGTTCGCCAACCTGCTGATGTGCGATTTTGTCGACGATGGGGCGAGCATCTTTCCGTTGGCGTTATTGCAGTCCTGCATGGTGGATAGCTGGGTCGAGTGGGCTGAGGATTACAAACCTTTTGCCATGAGGCCTTTCGGCGACCGACAGGTGTGGGTGGGGTATGACCCTGCTGAGACGGGCGATTGTTCGGGGCTGGTGGTGGTTGCTCCGCCGTTGGTGCCGGGCGGCAAATTCCGTGTGCTTGAGCGGCATCAGTTTCGCGGGATGGATTTTGCGGCGCAGGCCGCTTTTATCAAGAGCGTCTGCGACCGGTATTGGGTGACTTACATCGGGATCGATGTCACCGGTCTGGGCAGCGGCGTGGCCCAGCTGGTGCGCCAGTTCTTCCCGGCCGTCACCGCCTTCAGCTATTCGCCCGAGGTGAAAACCCGCTTGGTGCTGAAGGCCTATGACGTGATTCACAAGGGTCGGCTGGAGTTCGATGCCGGTTGGACTGACATGGCGCAGTCGCTGATGGCGATTCGTAAAACGGTCACTGCTGGTGGGCGTCAGTACACCTACACCGCCGGGCGCAACGACAACACCGGTCACGCCGATCTGGCGTGGGCGCTTTTTCATGCCTTGCACAATGAACCGCTTGAGGGGCAGACGGTTGCCAATACCGGGCGGATGGAGATTTATTGATGACTGAACAGCTCGGCAACCAGACGCTGCTACCCACTACAGCTCTCAAAGGTGCAGGTACGCAGGTTTTTAGCTTCGGTGAGCCGTCGCCGGTGTTGGGGGGGCGGGAGGTGTTTGACTATTTGGAGTGCTGGTTCAACGGGCGTTGGTATGAGCCGCCGTTGTCGCTGGATGGGCTGGCTCGGTCGGTGGGGGCGAGCGTTCATCTGCATTCGGGTTTGATGTTCAAGCGCAACTTGTTGAGCAAGACCTTCATACCCCATCCGCTGCTGTCGAGGGTGGCGTTTGAGCAGTTCGCGCTGGACTTCCTGTGCCTGGGCAATGGGTACCTGGAAGTACGCCGCTCGGTGCTGGGCAATACGCGGCAACTTGTCCCGCCGCTGGCTAAGTACATGCGTGTCGGACCCCAGGGGCAGTTCTACCAAGTAAGAGGTTGGAAGGATGAGCATGCGTTTGAGCCAGGCAGTATCTTTCACTTGCGGGAGGCTGATCTGCACCAAGAGATTTATGGGTTGCCGGAGTGGATCAGCGCCTTACAGTCGGCCTTGCTCAATGAGTCAGCCACTTTGTTCCGCCGCAAGTACTACGAGAACGGGAGCCATGCGGGGTTCATCCTGTATATGACAGATGCGGCGCAGACCGAGGCCGACATCGATGCGTTGCGTAAGGCACTGAAGGAGTCGAAGGGACCAGGCAATTTTCGGAACCTATTTGTTTACTCGCCGACTGGGAAGAAGGACGGGATTCAACTGATTCCCGTCAGCGAGGTGGCGGCCAAGGACGAGTTCAATTCGATCAAGAATCAGACGCGCGATGACGTGTTGGCCAGCTTGCGGATTCCGCCACAGTTGATGGGCATTGTTCCACAGAATGCAGGTGGGTTTGGATCGATCAAGGAAGCCACCGAGGTATGGATCGCGAATGAACTTGGACCGATTCAGGCGCGATTTGAGCAAGTCAATGAATGGGTTGGAGAGCGAGTTGTTGGGTTCAAGTGCAATATTTAATTCTATCTGGGCTGAACCGCGCTCGTTTTTTGATGGACGCTATAGTGGCAAAGTAATATCTTTGCGGTGGCGTCTCAGTTTTATCTGCCCAGAAGATTGATAGGAATGGCAGGGTTGCGGCATGGAGGCCTCCAGAGTTTTTTTCTGAAGGTTATTGAGTTGACTATTTTTGGTCTGAATAATGCATATTTCGAAATTTTACAAGTTGGGTCGGAATCAGTCTCAGTTGGATTTCGTAGATGTGAAATTAGACACAGATATTCCTATTTTTTTAGACCCCACAGCCATAAAGTCGTTACAGTCTCCTTGGGGAAATGAACTATCCTCTTTGCTTCAAAGTTTTTTTGAAACCGTTTTGAGCTACATAAAAAATGGAAAACATAGTGTAGCGCAAGCATTGCTGGCGTCTCTTAGTGAGCGTAATGAGTTTCATCTGGGGTACTCGCGGGGGAAATCCCAAGGTCATGCGTTTGGAGCGAAGTCTGCAGAAAGTGTGTGGGGGGCATTATTTAAAAGTAATGCTTCTTTGACTGGCCTTTTGGAGGACTTGGAAGACACATGTCTTCTGATTGAAGGCGTTGGGCCCGATATGATTTCTGATGCGGTTAGTAATATATTACGTGGGCCTCTTATTAAATATACGCAAGATATGTGCGTATATTATGATATCCCTATGAGTTCTGGTGTTGTATCTGGTCCAATTTGGAATCCTGTCGAGGGCGCGTGGGAGAATAGCTTTGTCACACTCCCTGTAGCAGGGAAATTTGGGAAAATAATTTTTGTTCCTAAGCTCTTGGTTAGGCAGAAACTATCATATCGGGTTGACGAATATTATAGGCATTTTTTGTTACCGGAAATGCAACGATCGGAGTTAAAAGCGCACACGCCGCTGGTTGAAGTTTTAAAGGATGGTAGTGAGCGAGTAACTAAAAAAGCTCTGATGGAAAAATATGGTAAGGATAAATTGGCTGTTGTTAATATGACGCTAAAACATCCTCATGCATTAGAGGACTATAGGGTGGCTAAAAGAGATAAGAGTCCTCTACCACTTAGTCATGAAGATATTGCCGAGATTGAAGGGGGGGATAAACCTGATTGGAATTCGCTTAAGTCTGAGTTAAAAGCGATTCTCCCGGGTAATGAAGGCGCGGGCGATTATGAAAAAGTCATTGAGAAAATATTTTCAGCTATCTTTTATCCTTCTCTGGCCAATCCGAAAAAACAGCACAATATACATAATGGACGTAAGCGGATAGATATTACTTATACCAATGAAGCTAAAAACGGGTTTTTCTATTGGATAGGTCTACATTACCCGTCATCTTTGATATTCGTGGAATGTAAAAATTATGGTAAAGAAGTCGGTAATCCAGAGGTGGATCAATTATCTGGACGGTTTTCGCCAAGTCGGGGGACTGTAGGTATACTAACCTGCAGGACAGTTGAAGATAAAGTTCGTTTGTCAGCTAGATGTAAAGATACGGCGAATGACTCGAGGGGTTATATAATAGCATTGGACGATAATGATGTTTTTGCGCTGGTGGATGAAAGGGAAAAAGAAATCGGTGCTTTGGATTATAGTTTGCTTCGTAGTAAATTTATGGATTTAATTGGCTAGGCCTTATGAGGCGCACACTGTTGTCTTGGGTGCGTCTCAGTTTATTGTTGGTTGTAAATAATGTGATGTTTTGAGTTGTGGTATGTCTTCGCGGGTTTTTGGAGGGTGAAGTGGAGATGATGAGATTTAGTAAGTAAAGCCGGCCTAGAGCATTAGAGGGTGGTGGATTGTCTTTTAATATTTAACATGTTGATGTGTGTGTGGGTTGGATGTGCCTAACTAGGATCAGGTGACCGAAAACCAGAAATGAGCATAGCCTGAACATAAGATATGAACGCAGATAACATTAGTGTCATTAGAGCTAAAATGGACGTGCCCAAGAAATTACTGTTGGTTAGTGTGTGGGGCTCAACAATGCTCCATGTGCATAAAAAACCCAGGATTACTCCGAATCCCGTTCTCAAAGCTGTTGAAAGACTTGTGCCTACTTCAGCAGTAAATTTGAAAATGTTATTCATCCATCGTTGCGCCCATTCTTCACCGAATCGCACCATTTTTTTGAGTGCGGCTAGTAGCATGAAAATGGAAAATAGGTATCCGTAATAGTCCGTAAACCAAGCACTGGTCAGAAGCGTTTTTGTTAATTCGCTAAACTCTCTATCTCCAGAAGAGTGGGCAATCGCGGGAATGAAACCGAGAAACAGCCCTATTAAAGCGTCTCGTTTCATATGAGCGATGTAAGCTCGAAGCTCTCGTTTTTTATCATTTCGCATATTTAGCCTCCTGTACTCATCTAAGCCCCCACTCCGTCTGTGTGGTTCCGTAATGGACATCATATCTAACTGGCGGCCATATCGGCGCGCGTCGTCGTCCCCCCACCTCGCCAGCGGGCTAAATAGGTCTATTTTTCCGCACTTCTGCACCAAGCTGAGCACGGCCCAGGCCGGGCGGTGCCGTGGCGAGCGTGGAGGGTCAAAAGCCTGCGAATACCTGCGGAGGGGTCAATAAACGCCGTGCTTTCGTCAAGGTGGTCCTGGGTGACCCAGTTCACGTACCTCTGTGAACACGCATTTTTGGAACTCAACCGGAAAAAAGTAATGTGTAGATTCAAGACCCCTTGGCATCTCTGAAAGCTCGGTATTTATAGGTTTTGTTGGATTACTTGAGAAGGTGATTTTGAGTAATGAAAAAGGTAATTTGATGGCAAGTGACTAGTTTGTAAGGGCTAGATAAAAGAAAAAGTTACCTCACTAAAAAGTAATTACCTTACCTTTTCATTGCTTAAAAGATACCTTGCGCGTTTCCTTTGATCGTCAACGAAATTAAGGACTTAAGGCTGAGCTAATCAATGCATTGCCAAAATTACCCATTTCCGATGCCGTTCCCGAAAAACGCATAAAACCCATACACACCAGCGTGCGTCCTCTTGTCGCATAGATTCGTGGAAGGCATGGAAATGCGTGTGTGAAAACTATCGCGGTGAACCCCTTATAATCCTCGGGAGGGCTCGATTGTCTAAAAGCGTGAACGGTTGGTTTCAAATTTTTCGTGTCGGCCGTAAAATTGCTACACGAACAAGTGCAATCAACGCTAATAGCGAGCCCGAATTGGGGCTAAAATACGAGGCGGTGCAGCGCGAGCATTAAAAAGTATCCTAAGATAAATGCAGGCGCCGCTCACTATTACTCTCTTTGTCTTGCATTAAAGATCTGTTAGTTCAATATATTGTTCAAATAAAAAGGCAACTCGCTCTGCATCAGAACTCCAAATTTTCTTTCCGCCAGAATTCGCATAAGCTAAGTCGACAGCACGGTCTAAGTTTCGGTGTGCTTTGATTAACTCTGGCGGCATGGTAAGCGGATCATAAAGGTCGGCGAGTGAAGAGTCCGTATATTTGGCGCGCGTTACAAGGATGCTATCGGCTGCATTTTCAATTGATAGATGCTGTTGTTGTGTAATGTTCCTTGGCCATGGATAGTTGTTATATACAATTCCCACCGAGTACCGATAGTCAGATTTCAGACGCCCGCATACGTTACGCATCCAAGCGTTGTGCATGGTTGAGTTCAATATTCCAAAGTGAAATATTCCTGCATTGGGCATAATTTTTACTAAGTTACTTGCCATTGTCTCGGGTTTCTCGAACCCAATGGGTATGAACTGCCGGCGCTCGGAAGAAACCTCAGGAATTACTAAGTAAGTGCCCTTAGGCATGTTTTCGACATGGAAACGAGTAGGAGTATCGGCGAGCTTGCGGGTCGGCGGACTTTTGCTGGCCAATCGAGTTTCCCGAACTTTTTTAATACGTTCGCATGCCATAGGCATAGCACGTAGCTCCTGCGGCGTGCACTCACCGAGCCAGAGACACCAACGCTCAAATCCATTGATAAACTCCTCTGAACCTATCCAGCGACGAAACCATTTTTTCGACTGTGGTTCACTCTTGATAAACGCCTTCATCTCATCGGTGGTAAACAAATAATGACCACCGTCGATGGGCTTGTTTCCGATTCCTATCTTCGGTACATCGCAAAGAGGGTTGGTACGATTTTGCAATACCACGTCTGCTGCATCGACCAGATAGGGATTGATGTTAGTAGCCGAAATTGCCTGAGGTTCGCCCCTTATATCATGATAGTCATAGAGTACTCGCTTCGAGGGTTTCGCTTGGCTGAAGCCAATAATTACGCAATGTACGGCGGCAACTCCTTTGGCCTCATTTCGCCATTGAAATGTCCGATGAGCGAAATGAATGTTGATGCCCATGTTCAGCATTACCTGCCAGAGAGCTCCCGCTTGCTCCCCTTGAGTAATCGAATTAGTAGATACAAAGGCGCACATTGTTTCTGGTGTAGCGTATTGAGCCGCTTTGATATACCACGCTGCAACGAAATCAAGAAGACCTGAATTTTTGATACCGTTTAATACGAGACTCATCGCATCGCGCTGATCGTCGCTTAGCATTTTTGCGCCAATGAACGGCGGATTACCCAGTATGAAGCTGCAGTTTTTAGACTGGATTACATCATTCCAGTCCAAGAGCAGAGCGTTTCCGTGCACGATATTTGCTGATTTTACCAGCGGTATACGTACAAGAGCATCCCCAAATGTTTGCCCAACTAAAACGTTCATTTGGTGGTCCATCAACCACATTGCCACTCTAGCGATTTGGACTGGCCACTCTTCGATTTCAATGCCGTGGAACTGATCGACATCTACTTTCACATAGTGCGATACGGCATCCATCGAAAGCTGTTGCTGATCACGCTTATAGAGTCGTTTTATAACCTCAAGCTCTAACAAGCGTATTTCTCGATAGGTAATTACCAAGAAGTTGCCGCAGCCACAAGCAGGGTCGAAAAAGTTAAGTCGGCCAAGCTTATCGTGAAATGCCCGAAGCTTTGTTGTTTGAGTCTTTACCTTTTCATATTCGGCCTTCAGATCATCGAGGAACAATGGCGAGATGAGCTTCAGAATGTTCTTTTCGCTGGTGTAGTGAGCACCTAGGTTACGGCGTACTTTAGCATCCATTATGCCTTGAAACAGCGAGCCGAAGATCGCTGGGCTAATCGTGCCCCAGTCAAGGCCACAGCACCATAGGAGCAGATCTCGCATCTCACGGTCGAAGCTTGCGGTGCGCAGATGCTCCTCAAAAAGCTTACCGTTTATATAGGGAAATGCTGAAAGTTGCTCATCTAGGTTACGTAGGCGTTTATTGGGGGGAGTATTTAGGATCTCGAATAATTCATTTAAGCGCGCAGCGAGATCAGAGCCATCCACACTAGTGCGCGTTAGGATGAAATCCTCAAACGCATCTCGGGGCATGAATATCCCGGTATCGTCCGCGAATAGACAAAATAGAATGCGTACGAGATAGACCTCTAGCTGATGTCCCTCATAACCCACATTAAACAACTTGTCATGGAGTTTTCCGAGACGTTCAGCAGCATCAACGTTCACTGGATCTTGTTCGCGAAACGTCCTCGCTTCGTAACCTGCAATGAATCCAAATACGGTAATGTGTTGTGGTAACTCCTCTAGACGAAATTCGAATTCTGTATCCGCCTCTAGGTCGTACAGTCGGAAACGCGCGAAATCTGAGACTACGATGTAACGAGGTAGTTCTTTATCCGAAAGGCCCGGGAAATAATCAATGGCTTGATCATGGGCGCTGGAAAGATCTTTCCCTCTCGACTTATGTTCCGCCAGCATGACGCCAGGCCAGAAGAGGTCTATGTACCCGTTTTTTCCACTCGCCTTGTGCACAAGCTTTTCGAACTGGGCGATACGGCGCCGCGGAATACCGAATACATTGAAAAATGCATCCCAGAAGCTTTTGGCTTCCGCATCTTCAGACGACTCTGTCTCCCATTCGCGAACAAATGCTGTAGCACGATCCCGGATTTCGTTCCATGACAACGGCATTGGAGGATTTTCCTTTTGGTGTGAGGCAGGTCATAAAGGCTGCGGATGCTACCAAAATATAGCGTGGGCTCCAAGATATTGATCGACGCCCGAAAGCGTCGATGTGCAGAATGCCCTGTTACGCTGATTGATATTGTTGAGAACTAAGGAATCGCCGTTGCGGCAACTGTTCCAATCAACAATTGTCCTAGACCGGCAGCTATTTCCTTTGTAAATTTCAGTGAAAAATCTCCTGCAACTTTGGATACCGGATTACTTTCCGCAGTGCCACGTTGCAATTCAATTTCGGGAACATGCACGGGCGTCGTGAGATCTGTGTTGTGAGTGCCAGTTGGGTTATCTAATGAAATCCCAATATGGATTTCTGTGTCGCTCATCATTATATGAGACCCATGCGGTGTTTCTAGATCAATATTCACATACGCATCCAGTTTAGTCATTTGCGTTCCTGAATTAACGCGTGCGACTGCTTGGATAGTCTTGCCGAATTTGCTCCAAATTATATTTGGAAGTGACATTCTCCCTGATGCAAATTGACCAGGGGAAGCTGTAGATTCACGCCATTGATTCGCTGACGATCCTTGAGTCGCTGCCACTAGTTCACGACCAAGCTGATTGGCTGATGTGATGGGCATGTATATATCAATTCGGTTTTTGGTCTGGGGGTTTGCTTTTACCTTGAACAGTAAGTTTCTACCTTCGATGAAGATTGAAATCCCATCAGTTGTTACTGCTAGCATGGGCGCATGGCCGTCATCATGCGCATGGCAATAAAATATTGGGTGGGCAGTGTCACGATGTGACATAAATTGAATTTTAGTAATATTGACAGCCATGTCGATTCTCTGTGTGGTTTTGTGCAGCATATCAAGAGTGATGTCTTATTGGCATCATTCATCACAGATTTACGTCGATCTCAGGTTTCTGAATCGATTACGTGGCTATATATGACGTCTGTAATTCGTTCTGTGCGGGATTCTCTGCACGCCAAGACCGATAAAGGTGTTGAGCAAAATAGGTATCGGTGCTGCGACCGTGCTTGTGATTGGAGCCGAAAACGGTTGCTAAAAATTTGCTACATCAGATTGGTGCGGGGGGCACGATTTGAGTGCGCGCGAAGGGTATTGGTACGAAACTGGTACAAGCGATTTCAAGCGGCCTTTAGAGCCTTTGTTTGCTGGGGGAGGGTAATTGGTGCGACCAATCCATCATCGAGCAGGCTGCACGGTTGTTACGCGGGAAGCTGACAGCAGGTTTCGATGGTGTTTATCCCCCTCAGTGCGCATCGCTTCTTCGTTTGGACGACCTCGATGAACACTGTCATCATCTTCAGCCAAATGACCCGAAAAGAAGGATTTTTTATGTCCGCTAGGGTACCCGACGAGCCTGCCCAGGGCACTGACACGAAAATAAGCTACGAGGGATCTCCGCACATATTCGAATTAGTGCAAAAAAACGCTAGGAAGTACCGTCGACGGATGCGTCGAGAGAAGTTCGTCGAGCGCAACCCGTTCGCCTGGTTCTTCAATGAGTTACCCGCCCAGGAAATGTATAAGGCATCGCCGGAGAATCGAAGGAGTACTCGACAGGATATGCGCTACCACAGGCTGAGACAGCGAACCAGCTGGTCCTTCTGGTCGCACCTAAAATCGTCAACGGGTCTCAAATTTGCTGCGGTGGCAGGTCTAGTTAGCGCGCTCTTCCAGGCAGCACCAACACTACGAGGGCAGGTGAGCGGTACAGAACCCTTTAACTGGTTGTTGGTGGCTGGGTTGTTTTACATTGTTGCCGTGATCTGGTTCGAACTGTGCTGTCCAACTTTGCTCAAGCAGTCGTTGAGCCCAAAGCCTCGTTATCTAGGACTAGGTGGCAGGAGATGGTTGCAAGCTTTAGTTGAGGATGAATTACGTCGGTGGTGGAGCGTCCGCAAGTGGTGGCCTGATACAGAACTGCTCGACATGAAGTCTTCTCAGGACGAAATCGTGTTGGCCATCATGAGTGGTTACGGAGTGCCTGCGTTTGCCGGTTTCGGTGTCTATGCGTGTGCCCATATCGAGCAAGCACTCTACGAGTACAGCCAAATCACGGGGGCAAGGATCTGGCGGCGAGACCGCGCCGGCACCTCACTGGAGGCATTCGGTCCAAGCTACGCATTCGAGGGCAATAGACCGCTGATGCGTAGATTGATGCTCAGCCACCTGACGTCCTATGACGTTGAGGTGGAAGACGAAGCGAAGGTAGGAGATTTTGTAATCGAATGGTTCAGATCTCCGGTCAGCATTGCGCATAATTTGCCTAATCACAATCAAGTGAACATGGCCTCAGAAGCTGAAGGTTTGGTCTATCTCTTCAAGGATGATCGCAGTGCGTTGGCGTTCGCAGAGATCATTGCCTTTTGGCAAGACAACATGCGGCCGCTCCGGCGTTTGGTGCTGATGATGCTGTTCACCGGCAGTGCCTTGGCGTTTGCTTGGTTTGTTTTTCTACAGCTGCGTACCGTGCTTTCAGGCATCTCTTTATGATGACTCAAACTCAACAGAAGTCGGATTGTTTGCTCCGCAACCAACACCAGAGGGTTGACGGATAAGAGTTTCACAAGAGAGTGCTAGCGGTGAATTGTGTAGCGATTTTCATCCTAAGTGATTGATTTTGAATAAAATAAATCTGGACTTAAAATCCCCCGCTCGTAAGGGCGTGCCGGTTCGATTCCGGCTTCGGGCACCATGAATATCAAGGGCTTGCGCTTAACGGCGTAGGCCTTTTTCGTTTCTGATTGGTTTTTGTCCGGGTTGTTCTTCGTGTGCCACTCAACGGCTGCTGGCCAATGGTTGGCTACCCAGAGTACTT